CCGTCTCGCTATTTGTAAATCCCCAGTCCAGGCCATAAAACACGTCTGCATCCGGGAATTCCTCATCATTGCATTGCTGCCAGTTGTTGAATATCAATCCTTCAATTATTCCGAGTTCCCCTTCACCATACACACGCCACCACATCTCGTTTTTTCGCCTGGCTTCAATGGCCTGTATTTCATTCTTGCTTAGATACGGATTGTCTTTATACGTAGATTTCAAGATAACACAATCCGGTCGGTCCGCCAGTTCCGTGTGTGCATAAAACTCCCGATCCGGGTTAAAGTCTCCAAATATTTTCAACCGTGTGCGTGGTTCTGCCTGATCCCATACTTCGACCGGGATATTATTTAATTCATTGATATATAAATAATCCCTTCGGGAACCTTTCAACTTCCCCGGTTGATCCGCCGAGAAAAACTCAATGATCGACCTTCCCATCCGATATACATATTCCGATCTGTTCCATGCTGCCGGTGAGTTCATGTTCCACTCTTCCAATATCTGAAAAAAGTCCCGCATCACTCCACGCCGTAAATGCGGAAACGTCTCACTCATAATCGAAGCAATGACAGGACGCTTAGCGTCTTTAACCAATATAATCAGTAATTGCAGATGTGAATATGTTTTACTGGAACCCGTGCCTCCCTGCGAGAGAATGATCCTGTTTGTCAGGGATGCTTTTGCTATTGCATGAAAAACCTTAGTTAGTTGCGGTTTCACTGATTAGTTTTTCCAGTGTGTCTTTGGTTTCCGCCGGAACCAAGAATGTAATTGACTGATTCAGGTTGTTGTCTACTTCAACCCGGTCGCTTTGTCCTAAGAATTGCTTACCAAGCCATATCTGCATCGTAACGCTCGGAGCTTGCAGCCATCCGTTTGCTTGTCTTTCCCCGTTTTCATCAATTACAATCCGGGGGACTCCAAGTGCAGACCTTAGTTGCGCCCTGCGTATTCCGACCTTAAACTCTGATAATCCGTTTTTTATGTAATCCGCAAAATACATCTGCTTTTCCGCTATACATCTACGAGAGAGTGTATCTGAAGAAAGTCCAAGAACGGTTGCGATCTCTTCTTCATTCGCTCCAATTTTCAATAGGTCGTCAATTCGATTCCAATCTACTGCTTTTTGCGGTCGTGCCATTTTTTTAATCTGTTTTTAATCTTTTTGATAATGCAAATATACTACATAAATCTGATTTCTGTATATCTTAATCAAATATTGATTCCCTGAACCTGGTTGTATATTTTTATTAGGTCTTTCCCTGATTTGTCGTTTTGTCTTACGGCAACCATCGGATTAATAAGATAGACTTTATGTGTAGGTTGTAGGTAATGACAATATATCGATTCAAGTAATACGTTCCGGTTAATAAAGCTGTAAAGTATTTTTGATACATCTGCCCGGAATTTCTTATGGTAACATATCGCATGAGTAGCCATTCCAAATCTTAGCCGTTGCCAGTTTTGATACCGGTGGTATATCCTGGTACGCAACTCCGCTCCGAAATAAAGCATGTCCCAGTCCTCTAATGCGATCTGCGATAAAGCTACACGCAAACATTTAACAGTCTCGTATATAAATACACAGTCGTCTTCCAGGATCAATACATGTCCTTCGGCCGTTTGAAGTATTTCATAAACAGCTTTGATGTGGTTACCATCGTGTTCCTTTAACTCGTAATTTATCCCGAACCTTTTGCATTGTCCTTTTATTGAAAGCATATAATCCGTCCGGTTATGACGGTTGATGATATATATACTTTCAAAAAAATCGAATGGATTTTTCATGCATGCTTCAGTATCCAGAATTTTATCCTTTCCCTCACTGTCATCTTTCGCAAGGGAAGCATCGTCAGGATTCTTACATTCTGATCAATGAAATCCTGCTCAATCCACAGGATTCCCAGTTTCATTCCCTGGATTTTTACCAATTCCGGAGCTTCTTCCAAGACGATCCATTCGTCCACGATAAACCCTTGTGGTTGGCGCATCTTTACCACGACTCTTTTTCCCCTTTCTATTGTAACTTTTAAGGGCTTTGACGTATGCATCTCTTTGCTCATTTTCGGGAAGGTTTTTGATTTGTTTTAATTCTTCAAGTAATTTTCTAATTTGTTTTATTTTGTTTGTTTCTTGGAAACCAAAAGCACTACATACAACTTCTGTAAGCCGTAATCCTGCCTCTATGATTCCTATCTGATTTTGGATTATATCAGATATAGTTTCCATTTTTGAAATTTTCCTTTGTAAAAGTAATTTTTTTCTTACTTACTTACTTTACTTTTTTTTATTTCTATTTACATTTATATTTATATTTTCATTTTCATTTTCCATATGGAGCCTCATATGGCTCTCCATATGGGAGACCATATGGTAAATTTTATCTTAAAAAATACATAAAAATTTCTGTTCATAAATTATTCATAACTTTTTCAAAAAGTGCAATAGTCTCTGAAGTGCAAGGAGTTACAAAAGAGTTTGCATCGACGTAAAACTTGATCGTCATGTCATCGTGATCTACCCAATAACCTGAGAATTTTCTGGCCGGGAATCGCAATTTTTCGTACGTTTTTTCCTGCTCTTCAATTCCCATTTCATATAGTTCAACATTAACTATTTCGATTGGGACTTCAATGATTTGTCTAAACCATTCATGTTTTAACGCTGCCCGATTAAACACCCTTATTGAAAGACTATAAATAATCATATCATATCTGGCAATCAAACTTTGTATAACACGGCGTAGATATGAGCCAGATAAGCTTTTAATCTGTTTTGTATCTACCTTGTTTTCGGTCATCTTACACATATCTTAAAGTTTAAACAAGTAATATTTTTTAGCAAGTTAACACCCATTTAAAGAACATACACTTTCATAAGTTGAAAAAATTGCCCCAACTCATATCCTTTATATTCGAGTGCTTTCATAACTTCATTATGAAATCTACTATCCTTATCGTGCAGGCAATATAAACAAACATCTTTTGGTATGTTTATTTCTTCTGTTATGTCTTGGTCAGAACCGGTCGCATCAACACTGAATGTTACTTTTAAGTTTGTCATGTCTTTATGTTTTAAGATAATAATAAGAAATAAAAATTACTTCTTTTCTACTATTAAATAGCCAAACTGTATGCGGATAAAAGGTAATATAAAATTGTGAGTTATACCTTCTATCCCAATTTTTTCTTTTACATAAGCATCTTTCCAATACCCAAATCCAATGACAGGACATAGCTTAAGGTGCCTTGTTCTTAAAATGTATTTTCCCATATAATGTTATTTAGTTATGTTATGTTTTTTCCTGTCTTTCTTAATCTTTGAGTTTATATACTGACATCCCAGCAAAAATGCAAACAAATAATCTAAGTCATCTGTTCTATAAATTTTCTTATTGCCTTTCATCAGAGTAAATTTTGTATCACGGTATTTTATTCTCAATCCATTTACTTTTGCCTCAGACTTACATAGTTCATAGAGTAATATGTCTAATTCTCCGCCTGTCATTTTTTCTATAGTATATATAGGCTTTTTAATCCTAATCAAATAATACCTTTATCAATATCTCTATGAATTTCAAGTAATGAATCCCCTGTCCCTTTACCAAAAGTCCAATTAATTGGTTTTCTCATCACATAACTCATTAATAAATTCGCTTTATTAACGCCAAATAATAAAAATATAAGTACGAATGGAATAATCATCAATGAAATACCAATCATCAGTGTAGATACTCCTAACAACCGAATACCTATGCCTAAAAACATGCAACCAAAATAATTGGTTACTTTCTTTAATTTAAGTGTTTTCATTGTTATAATTTTTACTTGGGATTTTTTATTATTTCAACAGTTTCGATATATTCGGCTTTGTGGAGATACTCTTTATTAAGTAAAGCCTCATCTAGTGTTAGATATTCATGATATGTAATGACCTTTCTCCCTAAATATTTATATACGTTCACAAAATACCGGCGCTCGGCAGTTTCTTCAGGTTTTTCTTCAGTCCTCTCTAATCGCCTTAACCTTATTTCATACTCAGCTAACTTTTTGTACATCCAAGCATGAATAGCTGAGTTAAGTGGCATTTGGGGATCTAATTTAAGAATTTTTTTCACACTACAATGACAGTCTTCCTGGAATGATTCTGCAATCTTTTTTATTTGCTCAAATATTTCTTTGTCCTTCGGGTTCATATAGGTTTTTTTGGGGTTCTTTGATTATTTGTGGAATTAATTCAATTATTCATATATACTTTTCCTTATCCCCCTAATAAAGCAAATAAAGCGGTTTATTGTTCCTCATGATGCTTAAGTTTATCGTTAATTTCTTTAAACAAATTCATTAGCTTTTGCCATTCGGGATTAATAGAAAGCTGATTCTCCATTTCGTATTTGCGTATTTTCAACAAATCCTCAACCCAGCCCAATAAACCACATAAAAAAAATACAATGAAAATAACAAGCGGGAAGGTTATGTACCAGTTATTAAACATCCACGTCCTGAACGGGGAATTGTTCATTTCCTTTATCGCAATATAAAACAATAAAGCAAACTGGACATAGCCTATGTATTGACGGCTCCTGTCTAACCATATCTTATATTTTGCTATTTTCCTGAAAGTTATCTTCATTTTAATCCGTCTAATAATTTATAATCTTTTTCTGACATTTTAAATTTCATGGCAACTGCATTTTCTATCGCCTGTCGCCCGCTCGTAGCCCCAGGTATTGCAAAAACGGATTTATGATGAATCAACCAGGATAACGCAATCTGCGATGCCGTAACATTGTATTTTTTACACAAATTTTCAATGACCTTAATAACAGGTTCACTTTTCTTTATCCCCTCCGGCTTAAACCAATAAGAACGCTTACGCTCGCCAATGTTATCCAAAAGTTCGGGATGCTTATGAAACTTTCCCGTCAGTATGCCCAATTCAAGCGGGGAATGAGCAATAATAGCAATACCAAGCTCTTTCGACACTTCAAGCAATCCGTTGTTTTCAATTTCCCTGTCTAAAAGATTGTACTTAACCTGATTGGAGAATAATCTGATTCCTGACCTTTGAAGCACCTCCCATGCACAAATCATTTTATCGACAGAATAATTGCATACCCCGATGTTTCTTATCTGCCCGCTTTTTAAAAGAATTGCCATAGCCCCCATCTCCTTTTTTGTGGACGAAAACCCCAACGGGTGATGAATCTGATAAAGACTGATAGGATACGGATTTAATTTTTTTGTCCTGTCTCCAATGGTTTTGATAATATTCGACGCCGTACGAAACATCGGGAACCACTTTGTGGCAATAAAAACCTCATCGGCTCTTTGCCCGTTGCAATAAAGTGAATTTCTTAACGCTTCTTCCGAGCCTTTATAGTATTCTGCCGTGTCAAACCAATTTATGCCATTATCAATGGCGGATTTTACAATGTCATAGACAATACCTGTCGGGAACTGACCGAAATAACGACAACCTATGCCTATTTTTGAAAGCTTCATCTGATCCCCTTTAAAAAACGTAAAACACTGTTGCGCATATGCTTATAATAAATCCGCAAATACCAAAACTTAAAAATATCCTTATTCATGGCAGTTCTTTAATTTATTCTGCTTCCAGTATCTTTCCTTGTTTTCCCCATGAGACATCATGTACCCGCAATCACGGCAAAATGCCAGCTGGGGATCAATATTAAAACAAAATCCTTTTTTTCTGTGTTCACGCATACGCTTCCCGTTCCAACATTCCCACCAGGATTCATAAAAAACATTGCCCGTTTCAACAAAAGCAATGCAGGTGACAAGAGTGCCGTCTGTGTTCAATGTGTTAAATGAAAACGGAGCTACGCAATGACGTTCATCAACAAACCCATCCGGCATGGTGCTGTACTTCGCAGTGCCGGCATTGTTGGTTGATATGTAACCGTCTTCCAACCCTTCAATATGCCAGTTGGTTACATTTTGAATTTTAATCCGTACTGGTGATACCGCTGCACGGGATTGCCAGTATTCATATTTTTCAGGTTCAAATAACGAAATACGCACATAATGCAAATACCTGAATTTTGATAAATCCTCCTCCAGCTTTTTTGTCAACCTGTCCCCGTTTGTGGTGATATGAAACCGGATTCGATAACGTTCAGCTACCTCACAAAATTTTAAAATGTCTTTGTGCAATAACGTCTCCCCCCGACCGGTAAAACTGATCTGACGTATAAACCTGCGCCATACACCCATCCTTTTTATAAACCCGGCAAACTTATCCACATCCATATATGGGGGCTGCCTGCGCCACCATTGCTGATAAAAACCCCATGGGTATTCGTCAATGATTCCCGGCGCATGATTAGGGCAGAAATTACATTTACGGTTACACGGGTTGGCAATATTGATCGTAAACTGAAATGGCAAAAGGCTGTACCCTCCCGAAATCCGATAAAGAAAATATTTAATCGCCTGTATCACTATTCTGATTTTTTTAATTCATATATCCGGAAATTCCAACAAAACATGCTGCGTGCCATTGACCGCCACGTGGTTTTCTTTCGCAATATGCGCAGTAACGGACGGATGCCGATCAAAAATGCTTTCCAGTTGGCAATAAAAAATATCTTTTTTTGCCTGACTATTTTCAAACCGGAAGGAATTATGAGCCATTTTGTAAAATGCCCAAACCTGTACTCAAAAAAATGCTCTTCCCCCCAAAGCCATTGGGCGTTTTCCGGCAAATTAATGTAAATTGAACCGCTGTCCTTTATCCCGTCTTTCATCTGCTTCATCAACCATAACGGATTTTGAATATGCTCCAACAGATCAAAACAAAAAATGACATCATAGTGATTTTTCTTTTGTATGCTGTCAAAGTTTAAATCCTGTGTATCCCATTGTTCTACATTCAGATTTAATTTCTTCTTCATGTAATCCATCCTCGGATTTGCTTCACCTACGTCTAAACAAACGGCGTTTTCGGACAATTTTAAAAACGGGATGACATGATTGTTCATGTACCGTTCAATCCGCTCCGGGACAACAGCCCATAACTCAAATGGGCTTTGCTTTCCGGGATATAATTCTTTATTCATATTCACCAACGGTAAAAAATAATAGCATACATATCTCTTGCAAGCCTGTAAATCAAATATAAAATAGTAGATAATTTGCAGCCGTATCTCAAAATATAATATAACCGGATTTTATAATTCCCTGAAACATATTTCAATCTTTTCCATCGCTTTCTTGTCCTTGTAACACTTTCTTTTGATTCCACCAGGACTGCCGAATGGAAATTAAGACAATGAAATCTGGTATGTAAAATCAATTCGAGAACTATTGGGTAATCCCAAACATTAAAATGCTTGGCAAACATTTCAAAGTCAATCCATTTGTCAAATTCTGATTTTCTTATGCAATACGTCGGGGCATGAATATACGCATTGCCTTTTAATAAATTATCATATGTGATATGCGATTGAAGAAACATGACATCAAAGTCTTTTTTGATAAACCCCGCTCCGTTGTCAATTCCAATCTGAGTATAACACAACCCACAATCAAGGGCTTTGTCCATATATTCCACCTGCTTTTGGATTTTCCCCGTGTCTGACCAGTAATCATCACAATCGCAAAACATAATGTATTCCCCCTTGCATCTTTTAAATCCTTCTGCATAAGCACGCATCATCCCACAATGATCCATGCCCTGAATGACATTTATTAATCCCTTGTCGTAATATTCCTGGATTATTTTTATTGAACCATTGGTGCTCCCGTCGTCAATTACAATAATTTGTATCTTGTAAGGGGTTATTTGCGACAAAACGGAATTTATTGCCCTGCTTATTGTATGGGAGTGGTTGTAAGATGTAATGATAACTGAAACCTTATAATTCATGTTCGTTTTTTTGAACTGATAATTATTTCATCTCTTTCTGATCCCGTTCATCAAACATACTGAAAACTACCATCATTACAAGAAAAATAAAACCAAGAATATGAAGGAAAATGAAAGCTCCAACATAATAGGCAGGAATATAACTAATGATCCTACACACAGCCAGAATCACCGTCATTAGGAAAGAAAAAATAAGCAACGTTAGCCAAAGAGTTTTCCAATGCTTTTTGAAGTGTTGGGGTTTCATTGTTTATTATTTTGTTATCCGGTATATGGCGGGCATTGATATGTTAGTATCAATATTAAAACACTACATCGAGTTTACGTTCGAGCTTTGTAATTTCTTCTCTAAGTTCTGAAACCTCATCATTTAATTGATTAATTTGTTTTTCAGCCTGATTTCTCATGTCTTTATTAGTTTCCCTTATGGTTTCAATACTTGATTCAATTCTATCATATATTTCTTTCGTCCATTGACTTCTCAATTCGCAAACAGTGTTCGTACTCATTAACGGGCATAGTTGTTTGATATAATCCTCCAAATGATTTTCAATAATTGATTTAACTCTATCAATTTCTTTATCTATTTTCGGACAAGTGTAACTAAAATCTAATCCCATATTATTAGTTATTAGTTACATAATTCGATTAACACATCCGCATGGCATGACTTATCCAATGGACAGAAACAGGCCAAGTCTTTTCCTTTAAGGATAGAAATGTTTGGGACTTTTGGCAACCATTTTGGTAGCTTTCCTGTTATCCATTTTTCGTAAAGCCAAATAATGTCATCTAAAGAATGTCCGCCTATTTCACTCCAATAACACCATGAACCTTTTGTTGGTCCTGTTTGTTTATAACACAGAATCCATCCGTCGTTGGTTAATTTGAACGGATTCCCAAATTTTGAAGGTCTCCCGACGTAGGTTGCATTTTCGGGCATCCTCCATCCTTTTACTCGTTTTCTTTGTATTCGTTTCATGCAAATCCTCTTCCGGTCTTTACTAACACCCATTTGTTTTTCCCCTGTCTTTGATAAACAGCACTTCTCATAGGCAAATCCAGGATAGCCCGCCAGTCGCATTCTGGCTGTAGTCTCGCCCTTATTTCTATATACATAAGGGTCTTCCCCTTATTCCTTTCCTCCCATTTTTTGGGTGCTTCCATGAAATACAACTTCCCATCTTTTTTGATCCACCACCCACCAAATCCATTGTAGAGTCGTGTGTTCATGGGAAGGCGTTGTGAAGTATAGCCACAGTTCAGGCAGCCGGAAATCCTTCCTTCAATCGGTGGTAGTAGTTTTCTTTTCGTCATATTTGCAAAACTTTCCACATAGATAGTCAGCTATTTTTATACATTGTATATAAAATGGTGCTGAAAAATCCAAATTGTCAACCTTGTTTGGGTCATGTTGAAAAACACCAAAATCGACAGAATCAATATGTATGCTACTTGCTGGTATTCCAGAAAAACACTCCAATTTAAATCCTTTTTTGTTTTTCCGTATGTATAATCTCACACCATCGCCGTCAGATGAATAATAACTTGATACCCATTTCGAATAATTAGGAGATATTGCTTCTGTTAATCTCCATTCATGCCTATTTTTCAGTATTATTTCCATGTCTATTTTGTTATTAAATCCAATTACTTGTTATTATTCATTAAAGCAAATACTCTTTTACATCCAGCAACGTATGCTTTCTTTTCCCATTCTCTGTGTGGGCATCTCAAATCATATTCTGGATGGTCTAATCCGTGATGCCATATTTCAAACTCATATTCAAAATCTGAATCAGAAAAACAAAGTATAGCATTAGTTGAAACTTTATTATTTGCTTTTATACAATTACCTGAACCCTTAGAAATCCTTCGTTGATTGAATATTCTATCAGTATTTTTTCTCCAAAACGTTTCAGGTAAGGATGGATGTTGATAAGATGAGCGTAATTCGATTAGCCCTTCTTTTTTGCTTACAACCGTGTAGGTGATATTACTACCTGTCCATTTTGCCGGACTTTTAAATACATCACCGATATTTATTTCAGAATATGGTATCATAATGAAATATGTTTCTTCAGATTTTTAAGTCTTTTGCTCTCTTCCGGATACACTTCAAAGAACCATTTTATTCTCCCCCGCTCATGGTTGCTGTATCCTTCTATGTTAAATATCTCATCTTGTTCAATAGGTTTACAAGGAGAGAATGATTCCAACGGTAGAGAATAATGTTCACAATCCGGCCAACCACCATTGATAAGTTTATACACTCCAATCCCAAAGTGGTTTGAAATCACAAACGGGTTTTCTGTTTCAATCTTTATTGCTTCGATTATGGTATATAACCTTGATTTATTTAGGGAACACTCGTAATTATACCACCATAATAGATGTTCTTTGTTTTCCTGCACTTTACAGTACCCGAATTGCACTTTAACAGGTTCCCCCTGCCAAAAGTATTTTTGATTAGATTTTGTTTTCATTTCTAAGTTGTAAAATCCATTTTTATCTGTTTTTTACTTTCCCGAAAAGATTTCACCGATAATCCAGAAACCCAACTCCTGCAAATTCTTTTAGTTCAGCGCAACAATAGCGAGCCATACGTAAAGGTAATTGTTTTTTCTTGCGAATTAATTGGAACATTGAATGTTTAGGCTTATGTAATTCAACACTTGGATAATTTTCTTTTACAAACTTCAGTAATTCAGGAGGATCAACAGTTGTTAATTGCATATGTGATGAATGTTTTACGCCGCTTTTCTTAACTAAATCATACAAAACAATACTATCCTTACCGCCTGAAAAATTAAGATAAAATCCATTTGGCGATAATTCTAAGGCTAATGATTCAGCCTTTTGGATTTTTTCGATTGTTTTCGTTATTTTTTCTTTCATTGTTTCTTATATTTATGAAATGTCAAAACTGACAAGACAGATAGCAGCATCACGATTTTGAATAACGCTGCCGTCCAATGCCATATCAGAATATCCATTTAATTCTTTTTAGTCGGATAAACCGAGAACGGCGATACCGCTCCCGGAAATATAATGTGATGATGGTTGGACAGATATGCCCTTTCATCATCTGTTAGTAAGTACTCAGGGTGGATCATCACAGGGTCCTCTGAGATTAATACGATCCTGGCTCTGATCTTCCGGTCGTCTGCCAGAGAGGAATGACCATAGACCTTTATAAGCACTTCCTGACCGACAGCCAGGTTTAGCCGGAAAGTGATTCGGTTGGCTTTTCGCTGCAAAACTATTGCAGTTATCAAAGCGATAAATGCAATGATTATGAATATAGTTGTCATATATCAGTTTTTTTATATTAACCTTTTCATTGGAAACAGTTTTTCCGGTCTGACACCGATCTGAAAAAGTATCGTATCCATGCGTTCACGATACGATTTTTCAGTTTGATAATAATCTACTACCTTTCTTATTGCGTGCATTCCGGTCGAGTGGTTTTTTCGAAAATCCAAACATATCTGGTTGTTCGATTTTTTTGTCAATCGGTTCAATAAGAAAATAACTATCTGACGTGGTTCAGCAATCTCACGCTTTTTAGTTTTTAGAAATAAATCGGTTTCCGAGATACCGTATATCTCACAAACAGTTACCGGTATTTTGTCAGATAAATCTTTCACGAATGTTTTATTTTCAATCCGCTTGATCCAGGATTCAATTTGAAGTCTTAAAAGTGTATCGTTTGCGCTCATTGAATTGTAAATATAAACTATTATTTTACATATAATATTAAAAAGAGATTAAAATGAAATTAATATTTCAAAGAATACCGGGCATACCGTTTTCTGCCATTCTGGATCATCACAGTTTTAATCCCTATTTCCGGCAGCCCGTATTTCCCCCTGCGAAGGTCGTAGATTCTTCCACTTAACCGGTCGCAATTAAACAACTGCGATGCCTCACGTGCAGATATTGACTTACCCTGTAAAAGGTAGTTCAATATTTTTTTGCATTGACTTTCCATTGTACCTATATGTTTAGCGTTCATAATATTCAAGTAAAACATCGACTTCGTAACCAAGTCTTTTAGATTCGGTTCGTTGCACAATCGCACGGTATCTCTCCAATTGCTTATGCGTAGAAAAACCAAACTGTTTGCTTACCTTCGTCATTTTCGGCCTCTTTTCCTGATCTCCTTTCCGGTAAATTGCCATTGCTTTAACTATTATCATCAGTTTCTTTGTTATCGATTATTTCTTCACTCCATTCCTCATTCGGCAACGGGACTGTTATCCCGAACCATTCCAGGATGAACGCCCGGCAACGTTCAAGATATGTTTCAAATTCCGATGTATTTAGGTTCGTTGTCGATCCAGGTATCTGTATGTATTTACCCTCAATGGTTGGATGCATTATTTCCCGAAAAAGGAATTTATGTTTCAATATATCGTGTGCCTGATTTGTTGTTACTCCTTCTCCGGTTGTTTCATAAAATCCCCGGCAAAACTCATAAACCACGACGCCCCAGTAGTAAGCGTTCTGAGGCAGACTGCGTTTGTTATATATGCGTTCCAACCGAAGCCGGACAATGCAGTCAGGCAGTTGTTTTATGGCTGCCAGAAACCGATCTCGGTATGCAATTTTTAACCGACCGTCTTTTACATTACCATATACTTCAACCATTCTCATATATATAAAATATATCCTGACATTGAATAAAATCTTTCAATCCCATATAGTAGTCAATGATCTTTTTTGCATCATCAAACCCGGCAGCGAACCGGACAAAATATCCTTCCTGTTCCAATCTGTCAAGTATCTTTGCCTGATTCTGTATGTGTGGATTGTCCAGCAATCTGCCGTCTTTTCTCAGATATGCTTCCCGGTTCTTTTTCAGTTCAAGTACCAATCCGCAATATATATGTTTCCAATCCGTAACTTTTGTTTTCAGGATAATCAAGTCTGGAATCCCGGCCTCCGACCGCATCCGTTTGATCTGCACTCGCATTCCGATTGAGAGACGTAGCCCACCAGGATCAGAAGTAAATACGACACCCGGATATTGCATTGCGATATAACGGCAAAC